CCACCTGCTACTTTTGCAACAATAGTTGCTGGTCCTGAAACTATACCTGTCCTATTGGCCTCATCGATCTCAGACTCCTTAGCCATCTGTGGCACCATACCAAGCGGATTATTCGCTGTTGGCACGGCGAGTCTGATGTCTTCAGCCCAGGCAAAAACGGAAATATCGACTACACCGTTAGAGCCATTTGCGTGTTTCAAAACGTTGAGAGTTCGCATGAACAATCTCCCTAGGGTCCTACAATCTCCCTCCGGAACACTTAACATGTCCTTGTGGAAGAAGAAAGGGAGAACCAATGACCCTCCTGTTGAATCAGTAGGGTTCAAGAATACATGGGGACATTGACTTTCCTTCACGGCATCTTCAGGTACTAGCGCCGAGTTGGAAGTAAAATCATCGAAATCATTGAGTGGTAAATAGGATACGAGAACCCTCCCGTAATGGAAGGAGTTCCCGTTGATCACAAACTTTACATGAAGTTTCGCCGACATCATATTGTAGTTGGAAATCCTGTTAATCACTCTCCGCTGCTCGAAAAACCGCTGCCAGGGGTCGAAATTGTCCGCCAAGGACACTCCGACACCCCATTGCGTGCTGTAAATTTTGATGGGACGAGAGAAGAAATCTGCCAGAGCATCATTGTCTGGCATATTCTCACCTCGCGTGCTGTCTAAAGGAGCGGAAGTATCATAACCATAATCTTCAGCAGCATCTTTGAAAGACACAATACCTGCCCTGAGTGAGTCGGACATTCTTGCAATATTTTCATTACCCGCATGAGGCTCGAACTCTTTACACGAGCGTACAAGCTTAGGCTTCGACAAAGTAGGCGGCGAGCCAAGAATGCTAGCTTGTGCATAAGTTTGAGCAAGGTGGTTCCTGACGAATTCATCATCTTCAAAAACCAAATTTGCCAGCGGCTCCTGCGCTGGACTTTTGCCACGTGGGTCTTTTTGTTCTTTTTCTTTTCTTTCTTTTATTACATTTTTACTAATCTATTTTATATGAAACAATGGACGCCCGATTAAACGTCCACTGGTATTGTTTGTTGATCGGGATCCAATCCCTCTCGTAAATACGAGTACCCTCGCGGGTATTGTTTCCTCTATGAAGCGTCTACACATTAACACAAAAACAATAAAACGTAAACATATATCGTAACCATACACAGAGACATCTATTCAACTTTACACTGGAACCCCATCGATGAAACGGGGTGCACTTTAAGAGGCATATGCGACGCCTTCCAAACTATCTGGATCATAATTTTGTTTCCACATAGTCACTCTATCGTCAAAGGTGAGGTCCAACTCCTTTTCAACAAGACAATAAAGATTTGCTGCTTTCGCTACCCTCCGTAGCTGGTCAACACGGATATCATAAACCTCACGTCCGTGATTAAACCATTCTCGCGCTGCCGCTCCAATGTTCGCCATACATGCCTCGTTTTCGCTCAAAGCTGAACTCTTGGAATGTAAGAAACAATGTAGCATTTTGGCACACGAAGTGTCATCCAACGCACCAACATTGTGGCCAATCTCTGGAATGTAAACACTCTTTCTCTTAATAAAGTCAAAGTGTTCAGGTTCTAAAAACTCTGATGTCGCTTCCTTCTTATCAGGTCTGGTGTACGTTTGCCCGTACTTCGCCAGAAACTTTGAGATGGTTAGTGTTCCAAACTCAATTCCTGGTCGTGTGCACGCAGCATTGTCATCACCATACGTGATTAAATTGACATAGTGCCTGAAGTTGGTGTGATCTGGAAATTTGTCGAAGAACGCACAACGAACATTCAAACTCCCACATATACCATTGATGATAACGGTCAGTGAGTTTCCTGAAATGTGTCCCCCTGAGGAGAGGGAAATCAAATCGCCATTAAACGCAATAATAGCGTACACAACGTCCGACGTCATGGCTTCCATAACCTTGATATCGTCTTCTGTGTAAGCAGGCAATTCTTTAGCCAAACTGATCAGAACTTTAAACGCTGCCATAAGCAATTGCGCTGGCAATTTCTGGTCATATTTGCTATAGTCTCCCCCAAACAGTCTGTCTTCGCCATACTGGTGCAAGTATTCATGGAGCTGCTGCCATTCTGAACCGTGGCTATTAATGCCAACGGCACATTCACACAACAGAGGGTTCATTTGCATCACTCTAATGAGTGGCAAATAATACCTCCGAATGAGAA